ACGTAATCCATTTGGAGAGGTTGACTTTTAATGTTTGGAACATATTTTTACAATGAGAGTATGAGAAGAATGACCATAGGGTTTGGTCAAATCTTTAATAATATACAAATCAAAAGACGAGATAGCGCTGGTAATATTACTCAATCTATTAAAGTACCATTAGCATACGCACCAAAAGAAAAGTTTTTAGCTAGATTAGACGCACAACCTAGTTTATCAGAAAGAGAGTTTGCTATAACTTTACCTCGTATGAGTTTTGAGATTACAGGTATTTCATATGACTCTAGTAGAAAACTAACAAGAGTACAAAAATTTAAACACGTTAAGACTGGCGCTGATGGTAAAGTATTAAACTTTAATTATGTTCCTGTACCTTATAATATATCTTACAATCTATATTCTTTTACAGCGAGTGCTGAAGCAGGTTTACAAATTATAGAACAAATATTACCTTTCTTTCAACCTGACTTTACTGTGACTGTAAATGCGATACCAGAGTTAGATATAAAGAGAGATATACCTATTGTTTTAAATAGTGTAAATTATGAAGACACATATTCAGGTGACTTTTCACAAAGAAGAGCAGTAATATATACATTAGGATTTACTGCGAAGACTTATCTATTTGGCCCTGCGTCAACTCAAAAAGTTGTTAAAACAGTACAATCAGATGCTTATATGGATACAGATACGACTAATAAAGCAAGAGAAGTAAGAATTACTATCACACCTAATCCAACGTCAGCTGACGCAGATGATGATTTTGGATTTACAACAAATATACAACAATTTACAGATGGTAAAAAATATAACACATCAACTGATAGTGATGAATAAATAGTATAAATATTAAAGGAAAGAACAATTATGGCAATAAGTAAAATCAACGCAGCATCAATACAAGACGGAACTGTCGTAGCCTCTGATATTGCAGATAGTACAATCACAGCAGCAAAAATTGCTGACAGTACAATAACACTTGGTAAATTATCTGCTACAGGAACAAAATCATCATCTACTTTTTTAAGAGGTGATAACTCTTTTGTGGCTGTAGTAACAGATTTAGTAGGTGACACTACACCGCAACTTGGTGGCAATTTAGACCCTAACAGTAATAAAATAGCAGGTTCGTTAATACCTAGTACAAATGATGCATTTGATCTAGGCGCAACTTCGTTTGTATGGCGAGACATATACACTGGTGACTTAAATTTAACTAACACAGGTAAAGACGCAGGAAATGAAGTTGATGGATCAAAAGGTAGTTGGACTATACAAGAGGGATCAGACGATCTCTTTTTAATTAATAGAAATTCAGGTAAAAAATATAAGTTTAAGCTAGAGGAGATTTAATGGCGATAATCTCTAATGGTACGACTATAGCAAATGCTGGTGCTTTTAGTGTTAGTTTAGGCTCACAAGTTTTAATTAAAACTTTAACAGCAAGTTCTAGTGGTACGTTATCTTTTGTACACGGCTCTTCAAGCGTGGTATTAGATAGCACATATCCGATTTATTTATTTAAGTTTATAAACTGCCACCCATCAGCAAATGCTGATTTTGTTTTTAATGCTTCAGCAGATACTGGCTCAAATTATAATGTCACTAAAACTACTAGTTTTTTTCATAATCAAGTTAATGAAGCTGGAAATTATCATAATTTAGCTATTCAAACAGGAAATGATGTTGCACAAGGAACTGGAGTTGCAACATTATCAAGGAAAATAGCAACAGGAAATGATGATGCAACAAGTGGTGAAATGTATTTATTCAATCCCGCCAGCACCACCTTTGTTAAACATTTTATGTCAAGGTTAAAAGCAAATCAAAATATATCTGCACAATATAATTCTGATAATTTTAGTGCTGGTTATTTAAATACCACAAGTGCAGTTGATGCTATTCAATTTAAATTTGCATCAGGTAATATAGATTCTGGAATCATCAAGCTCTATGGTATAAAGGATAGTTAATGGCAGTAATATCAAACGGAACAACTTTAATAAACGCTGGCGCTTTAGATTCAGGAGTTGCTACTGGTGCATTAACACTTATTAAAACTTTAACTGCCTCTAGTAGTAGTGATTTATCTTTTGTACACGGCGCTTCAGGAGTAGTATTAGATGGTACCTATAAAGAATATGTATTTAAACTTATTAACATGCACCCAGCATCATCAGCAAAAATGAATATGTTTTTTAGTACAGATAGTGGTTCTAATTATAATGCTACTGTCACAAGTTCAAATTTTTCTGCTTATCATGCTGAAGATGATAGTGCTACTTCATTATATAATGAAAGTGATTCAGATGTTGCACAAGGATCAACTGTTCCTCTTATAAGAAATCTAGGTGGGGATCAAGCAGATAGTAGTGGTGTTGTTATTATGCACTTATTCAATCCTGCCGATACAACTTTTGTTAAGCATTTTTTAACAACAGATAGTTATGTTTACGGAAGTAGTTATGGTGCATTTTCTGATAGAAAAGCTGGTTATGTTAATACAACATCAGCTGTAAATGCAGTCAAGTTTGCTATGGCTAGTGGTAACATAGATTCTGGCACAATCAAGCTTTATGGAGTATTATAATGGCATTAATTAGTAACGGAACAACAGTATTTGACGCAGGCTCTATGGCTTCTGGTTTTGGTGGTTCTATGACATTAATTAAAAAACTAACAGCTTCTAGTTCTGCAACTTTATCTTTTGTTGATGGCTCTAGTGGAGTTGTTTTAGATAATACTTATAAGGAATACTTATTTACATTTAATAATATGCACCCAGCAACAGATAATGCTGATTTTAGATTTCAAGCAAATAAATCAGGTGGTTCGGGTTATAATGAAACGATTACATCTAATACTTTTCAGGCATACCACGAAGAAGGTGGTAGTTCAGCAGTATTACAATATAGAACAGATTATGACCAAGCACAGGGAACAGGGTTTCAAATAATAGCTAATACTTGTGGTAATGGTAATGACGAAAGTATAAGTGGATATTTACATATTTTTAACCCATCAAGCACAACATCAGTCAAGCATTTTATTGCAAGAACAAATACTTATTACTATGGAGATATTACTATTGATTTGTACTCTTCTGGATATTTTAACGAAACAGATGCTATTGATGAATTTCAGTTTAAATTTAGCACAGGCAACATAGACGCTGGCGACATCTGTTTATATGGAATCGCATAGAAAATGAGTATAAATATAATTATAAATAGTATAAAGGGAATTTAAGACAATGCCAAGATACCATAATATAAACGGAAATCAAGTACAATTCACGGCTGAAGAAGAGGCGGCTAGAGACGCTGAAGAAACAGCTTGGGCGAATGGTGCTTTTGATAGAGCGATTGCAGATGTTAGAAGTAAAAGAAATAGACTTTTAGCGGAAACAGATTTTCATGGAATGTCTGATAATACAATGGCTTCAGATATGACTACATATAGACAAAATTTAAGAGATATAACAAATGGTGTTGACACAGTTGATAAATGTAATAATATCAGCTGGCCAACTAAACCATAAGGAATAACAAATGGCTTTAACTAAAATAACTACAAATGGAATTACAAATAGTAGTGTTACAACTGATAAAATCACTAACGGTACAATCGCCGCTGCTGATATAGCAACAGGAGTTACAGACCTTTCAAATGACACCTCTCCACAGTTAGGTGGAAATTTAGATACAAATTCACAAAATATTGGAATAGATGATGCTCATGGAATATTAGATGAAAACAATAACGAACAATTAATATTTCAAACAACATCAGCGGCAGTAAATCATTTAGAAGTAACAAATAGTGCCACAAGTAATAATCCATCTTTATCTGCGGCAGGTGGAGATACAAATGTAGGTTTAGAAATAACTGCAAAGGGAAGTGGATATATTAAATTCAATGATCTTGCTTATGTTCCACAACAAGCATTAACATCATCATCAAACGCAGTCGCTTGGGACGTTCAAGCTAAACCAAACGCATATCATTTAACGACAGAAAATACTACGTTTGCTGCACCAACTAATTCAGTTGAAGGTTCATTTATTTGTTTAGAAATTAATTACAATGGCTCGCACACAATCGCATTTAATACTGTGTTTGAATTTGCGGCTTCAACAGCTCCAACATTTACATCATCAGATGGTAAAACTGATATTCTTGTCTTCAGATACAATGGTGCTATCTGGCAAGAAGTTGGAAGAACATTAAATTTAAGTGAGAGTTAAAATATGTACGCATTAGTAGAAGATAACAATATAACAAAACTTATTAACAATCCTAAATCTTTAGTAATAGGAGACGTAAGATATCCAGCTAAAATATTTTCTTTATGGTCAAAAGCAGAATTGAATGCTATTGGTATATACGAAGTTGAGACTGATAGTACAAACTTTAAAGATGAAAAATGGTACATCAACACAAATGAATCTTATGCATTTGGCAGTGGTAAAGTAACTAGATCCTGGGGAACTGCTACAGCTAAAGCACACGCAGATACTTTATTCACAGCACAAGACGAAACGGATGGATTAGGTACAGAAGGAGAAGTAGCTACTAGAGGATTAAAATATAATTTAATTAAAGATTTAAAATCACAAGTAGCTGGAATATTATCTAATACTGATTGGTACATAACTAGAAACACAGAAAAATCTACTGCGATACCAAGCTCTATATCTACACATAGAGATGCAGTTAGAACAAAACAAGCTGAAATGGAAACAGCCATTACTAACGCAAGTGATACTCCAGCTTTAGAAACTTTATACACATACACAAAGCAAGAAGACGGATCAGTCACTAGACCATTAGGCGAATTACCAAAATTGGAGAGTTAAAATGCCATTACCTTTGATACTTGGCACTAATGCTGTAACAGGTGGTTATGATGTAGCTAACTCCGTTAGATTTGATGGTTCTAGTGCTTATATGCATAAAACTTTTGGAACACCAACAAATAATAAAAAATGGACATACAGTTTTTGGATTAAAAAAAGTGGTGTTACAGGAAACCAAGCTCTTTTAGCATGTGGTGCTGATAGTAATAATAGAGGATTAATATATCTTGCTGATAATGGAAAACTGTATTATTATGAAACAAGTAGTAATACCGATACAACTGAAATAGGAACAAACAGATTATTTAGAGACCCTTCAGCTTGGTATCACATAGTAATCGCTGTAGATACAACACAAGGCACAGCATCAAACAGGGTTAAAATTTATGCTAATGGAACACAAGAAACTTCTTTAGCAGCAAGTAATTATCCAAGTCAAGATGCTACTGATGATATAAACAGTGCAATCAGACATGATATTTCAGGAAGAAACCATGCAGGAACTAGTGATTTATATCTTAATGGTTACATGGCAGAAGTATGCTTTATTGATGGACAACAACTAGACCCAACATCATTCGGAGAATTTGACGAAGATAGCCCTACAATATGGAAACCCATAAATGTATCTGGTTTAACCTTTGGTAATAATGGTTTCTATTTAGACTTTGAAGATAGTAGTAATTTAGGTAATGATAAAAATGGTGGCACGGATTTAACAGAAGTAAATCTAGCAGCTACAGATCAATCTACGGATACTTGCACAAATAATTTTTGTACCTTAAACCCTTTATCTAAAGGTACAATTACTCTTTCTGAAGGTAATTTACAATGGCAAGGAAGTGGCGACAATGGTGGTAAAGGTACTTTTCTAATGACAGCAGGAAAATGGTATTGGGAAATGAAAAGAGGAGATACACAAGATAATGTCGGATTTGGAGTAGCTGTTAGTAATTGGACAAATGCTGTAAATGCTGCTTCTGGAGAGGCTTGGTATGGTTACCAAGGACAAGCATACAAAGTTAGTGGTAGTGGAGAAGTAAGTTATGGCGCAACTTTTACCAATAACGATATTGTATCTTGTTTGTTTAATGCAGATGATGGGATTTTAGCTTTTTATAAAAATGGTGCTTCACAAGGAAATGCTTATACAGGATTAACAAATAGTGATGGATACGTTCCAATATATTTTACTTACAGATCTTCTGTTACTAATTAT